TGGTACTGAAGACCGATATGGTGATTACATATGTTCTCATACTAGATTTCCTAAAACAAATGAATTATATATTTTTCCAGCTAATTTACATCATACAGTTATGCCTTTTAGAAGTGATGTTGAAAGAGTTTCGGTGTCTGGTAATTTCTTTGCTAAAAGAAGAGGTTTTTAAATGAATTTTGCACAATTTTTTCCAACAGTTGTAGGTATAAAACAATTTGATGGAGACTTGCAACCTATGATTTCTAAGTGTTATGAATTGCATAAAACAATACCAAACACCGGTAATAAGTTTATATCTAAAAAAAGATATACAACACACAATGCTGTAAATTTAAATGAAGTAAAAGAATTTGAAAATTTAAATAACTTTATTTTTAATAGTGTAAAAGAATATTGTGATAATTTAAAATTAAATACAAATAACATTGATAAAAATCCTAAAGGAGCGTGGTTTAATATTCATAAAAAATTTGACTATACTGAATTTCATACACACACTAATACTTTTTTAACAGCTGTGTTCTATTTAAAATGTGGTGAAAATTCTTCAAAACTTTGGTTAAACTCTCCTATAAAAAATGAAATAGAGTTAGATAAGATAGAAGAAAACAGTTTAAATTCTAACACAGTATATTTTAATCCTAAACCTGGTATGTTATTAATCTTTAGAAGTAACATAGAACATTGTGTTGAACAAAATCTTACAGATGAAGATAGAATTTCTTTATCATATAATTATGGAGTTATTAATGGATAATAAAGAATTTTGGGATAAAGTATGGTCTACACACAGTCCGAGTGGTGGTATACCTTGGGATATTAAAAAAGAAGATGACAATTTAAGAGATTGTTTAAATAATATACCTATTAAAAAAGATAAAGCATTAGAATTAGGATGTGGTACTGGTTATGATTCTGCTTTTTTAAGAGACCAAGGATTTAAAGTTACTGCTATAGATGTTTCTGAATACATAATTAATGTGTGTAAAAGAAATCATAAAAATATTGATTTTTTAGTTATGGATATTTCTAAAGAATTGCCTAAAGATAGTTTTGATTTAATATATGATAGAGGTTGCATACATAACAATAAAGATAATATAAAACAAAGTTTAAAAAACATTAAAGATTGTTTAAATAAAGATGGATATTTTATTATGATTTCTGGAGGTGAAGAGGATTCTGAATATCCTCGTCCTGAAAAATTTTATATTTTTGATTTTTTAAATGATATAAGAAATTTATTTGAAATTGTATTAATTAAAAAAATTAATTTTGATTTAACGGAGGATAATGGTCAATTTCCAGGATGGCTATTTGTATTAAAAAATGCTTGATATAAAAGAATTAACTTTAGAACAACACAAAAATGCCGAAAGACAAGAGTTTGTAAAAATACTTATGTCTGGTAATATAAACCATAAACTATATGCAACATATTTGTATAATCAATTTCAATGTTACTCTGTATTAGAAAAATATGGATTGCATAACTCACTATTCAGAGATACTCCAGGTTTATTAAGAGCCGAACACATCTTATACGATTTTAAATCTTTTGAAATAGAAACACCTGAAATAACAGATAGTACAAAAGAATATATTAAACATATTGAATCAATACAAGATGAGGCAATGAAACTATATGCTCACATTTATGTTAGACATATGGGAGATTTATCTGGTGGTCAAATGATAAGAAGAAAAACACCTGGTCCTAATAGATATTATAAGTTTAGAGATAAAGAGGTTGGTGACTACAGACGAATTGTAAAAGAAACTATTAACACATATTTAAATGTATATGAACATTCAGTTGTACCAGAAGCAATTTATTGTTTTGAAAGTGCAACAAAACTATTTAAAGAAATGAAGGAATTACATGATTTGGGATAGACTAATTAAGTGGAAAGACGAAACAGTAGAATTACTAAACAAAGAACTGGTTGAGTATAATGAACCAGGCATGGAAAGATTTAACAATGAAGAATTTGGTTGGGTAAATAGAACATGGAAAAACAAATATATTAGAAGAGCTCATGTTGATGTAGTTGATGTAAGAGAAACAAAAGGTTTATGGATGGCTCATGTTTGTTTATTTCCTGAAGTTACAAATGGTGGTCCTATTTACGGATTTGATATTATTGCAGGTAAAAAGAAAGTAACAGGTGCGTTTCACGATTTTAGTCCGTTATTGCAGAAAGAACACCCTTTAACACAATGGTTTATAGAAGAAAATAAATGGTTTAAACCAAGTAAAGAGAGAGAGTTACCAGATTGGGCAAAAGCAATCTTTAGTGGTGGAATGATTGCGGCTGGTAATGTCACAGATGAAGATGAATTAAACAAAATCTGTACAATGGCTGTGTTCAATCTGGCTAACTACATTGATAAAATAAGAAATCACCATGATACAGATGATATGGAAAATGTCATAAATGCTCAGAATTATTATTGTGAACATCAACAAAAGAACCCTCATACACCTAGAGTAATGCAATCTCTTGGTCTACCTGAAGACGATATAAAGCTGTTTTGTCAAGATAATCTCTTTCCTAAGATATAATTATTCTTATAAATAGTCCAGAAAAGGAATAACTTATGGCAGAACCAGCAACAAGAGAAAATTTAAAACAGTACGCTTTGAGAGCTTTAGGTAAGCCTGTCATTGAGATTAATGCTGATGATGACCAACTAGAAGATAGACTGGACGAGGCATTACAATATTTCGCACAATACCATTATGATGGTGTTCAAAGAGCTTATTTAAAATATCAATACACTTCAGCCGATAAGGCTAGAATGACTGCTGACTCAACTGAATCTGTAACTAAAAATTCAGTAACTACATCATGGAAAGAAGGCAATAATTTTATAGTTGTACCTGAAAGCGTATTATCAGTAATTAACATATTTCCGTTTTCAAACAAATCTAATATGAATTTGTTTGATGTAAGATATCAAATGAGATTAAATGACTTGTATGATTTTTCATCTACAAGTGTAATCAACTATGATGTTGTTTTAAGACATTTAGACTTTTTAGACCATATCTTAGTAGGAGAAAAACCATTAAGATTTAATCAACACGATAACAGATTGTATATTGACATGGACTGGACTAATGATTTAGCAGTCGGTGAGTATATTGTTATAGAGTGTTACAGAAAGATGGATCCTACAGTACACACAGATGTGTACAATGATATATTCTTAAAAAGATATGTTACAGCATTATTTAAAAAACAATGGGGTGCTAACCTATCAAAATTTGATGGTGTAGCAATGATTGGTGGAGTTACATTAAATGGAAGACAAATTTATTCAGAGGCTTTACAAGATATTGAAAAGTTAGAACAAGAGATTAGAAGTACCTTTGAATTAAATCCAGCAATGATGATTGGATAAAAAATCATGGCAGTAAATCACTATTTTCAAGGTGGCCGAGGTATCGGTAATGACGCAGAGAAAAGATTACACGAAGATATTATAATCGAATCTTTAAAGATTTTCGGTCAGGATATCTATTATCTTCCTCGTACACTTGTTAATAGAGATATAGTTTTAGGTGAAGATACATCTAGTAGATTTGACGATTCATATTTACTTGAAATGTATTTTGAAACTAATGAAGGATTTGCTGGTGAAAATGAAATCATTAATAAGTTTGGTTTAGAAATTAGAGATGACACTACTTTAGTTTTATCTAAAAGAAGATTTGAGGAACATGTTGCAAACAAGGCTACATTAACTGCCACAGGCAGACCTAATGAGGGTGATGTAGTTTATGTACCATTATTAAAATCTTACTTTGAAATTCAATTTGTAGAGGACCAAGAGCCATTCTATCAACTTGGTAACTTACCTGTTTATAAATTAAAAGTAACTCGTTGGGAATATGCTAACGAACAAATTAATACAGGCAATGAAGTATTAGACCAAACAGAGGACAAATACTCTTTAGACCAATTAGCATACAAAATACAATTAGAATACGGTCAAGAAGCATTAACTGGTCGTGGTTCGATACAACTTGAAGATTATCACGATTACTCTACAGGTCAACCGGCATTTTTAATGAATGAAGATTTTGTAGCAACTAATATTCAAACTCAATCACCTTATGCAGGTAATTTAGATATGAATACTGAAGCAGGTTATGATACAGTATCTACAGCTGATGATATACTTGACTTCACAGAGAGAAACCCATTTGGAGAGATTGACGAATAATGTTTGGAACTCATTTTTATAACGAAGGATTAAGAAAGTTAACAATTGCATTTGGTCAATTGTTTAACAATATTATAATTCAAAATACAAGTAGCACAGGTGCAGTTACAAGAAGAATTAGAGTGCCTCTAGCATATGCACCAAAAGAAAAGTTTATTGTAAGATTAGAACAACAAGCTAACTTACAAGATG